GGTTTTTTTATAGATAAAAAAGAAGTAACCCATGTTGGATTGGAGGGTATGAGTCGTGAACAACTTGAAAAAAGGTTATCTGAACTTGAAGGTAAAATCGGAGAAGCCAAAAATATCATTGACGTTACGCCAGAAGAAATTACTTAATGATGGAAAGTTTATGGTAGTTTTTAACGAAATACATAATCAACATTTAAACACTTCAATTGGTATTGTCTCTGTAATCACTGAGGACAAAAAATGATATTGCTAAACTTTACTAATGCAAAAAATGATATTGCTAAACTTTACTAATGCACTTTTATGAAAACAAAAAAAATACAAAAATCAAAAATTTTAAATTTTAATTTTAAAAATTTAGGTAATGATATTTTAGATTATCCTTACGTAGAAATAAAGTGGCTTGATATTGAGGGTGACGCAGGTTGGAGTTCTACAAAAGATTTAAAAAATCAAAAACTTCCCGTTTGTGTTTCAAAAGGATATTTATTATCTCAATCAAAAGGTATAACGAGAATTTTTACAGATTATATAGAGACAAAAGACAAGCCCACGTTTGATAATATAGGAAATACTACAATTATTCCTACCTCAGTAATTCAATCAATAAAAAAAATAAAAGTTTAACTTGATTTTTATATAATTACGTATATCTCACTTAAATGGGATTTTTATCACACATATTTATATTTATACTCAAACGTCCATTATTAGCCATTATTTTGCTTGTATTTGCTTATCTTTTAATTGGTGGTTTTTTCAAATTATAATTTGACTTATACTCTATATATCTTATATTGATGGGATATGATTATAAAACTAACAAAAAAAGAAAAAGAGTTTTTGGTTGATTGGTTAAGTGATGATTTAGATATCCAACTTAAAAATTATTATGTCAAAGAAGCAGACACAATAGTTAAACCCTTGAGATCAATAATAAAAAAACTAACAATAAAACAAAGGAGCAAAAATGGGTAGATACTATCAAGGAGACATAGAAGGTAAATTCTGGTTTGGTGTTCAATCAAGTGATGACGCAGATCATTTTGGTTCAGAGGGTCAAGCAAGTGAATTAAATTATTTTTTTGATAAAGAAAATTTAAAAGATATCAAAAAAGGTATTAAAGAATGTTTAAAAGGTTTAGGTGATTGGAAGGATAAGCTAGATACATTTTTTAAAAATAATGAGGGCTACAACGATGAGATGTTGTGGGATCAAATCAAACTCAATAAAGTTAATGCTAAAAAAATGTTAAAATTTTATGCAAGACTTAGGTTGGGTAATGAGATAAAAGAATGTGTAGAAAAAAACGGAGAATGTTCTTTTTCTGCAGAACTTTAATAACTAACAAGGAGCAAATAAAATGGACGCATACGAAGTAAAAAAGGAAACAGAAAATAGTTATAATCTAGGTAAGATTAGACAAGCAATTAAATCATCAAAATATTTTTATAATAATGAAAATAAAAGATATTATGATATTTCAAAATTTGAAGGCAATAAATTATCTATTTGTCCTCAAGGTGGTGGTTTTGTAGGTTCACTTGATATAACTACTCAAAGTTTTATTAAACGATATTTAGATAATAAAGTTGAGTTTACAAATCAAATGCCATTTGTTTGGAAGAAGGTCAAATTATTTCATGATCATTGGTTAGTTGATAATAGTCCAATTGGTTATGATGGTAATCTACCTCTTAAGTATTTTATAAAGGGTTATGTAACTGAACATAAATGGAATGGTTGGTCTATTCCTATGGTTGAACTTGATCAGATTGAAAAGTTTAATGAAATTCAAAAAAAGACTTTGGATAGTCAATCATCATCTATTTTTAAAATTATAGATAAAAATAATATTAGTATTAGAATGTTTGATGAGGATGAATGGATCACAATTGAAAGTTCTGAAATTAATGTTGGTGGTAAAAAGCTTAAAGTTTTTGACGTGTCACTTGGTTGGACTTGGTCAGAGGAGGGTTTATAATGCTTATTAAAGATATTGTAAAACTTGTATCAACTATTGATAATAAAAAGTTACCAGATGACATAGAAAAAATGCTCAAACGAGTTATTTGGTCTGAGAGTAAAAGTACTTATATTGAAATTGGAGACATGCATCTTGATCATTACTTAAGATCTGTAGCTAAAAAATTAAATATTGAACCAAGTTCTGAAGAATTAATTGAAAAATTACAAGGAATGAAATTTTTAATAGTTCGTTGGAGTGGTGATCAAACTCCACCCTCTTCAAATTTGGTCGTTGATCCACTTAAATTTTTTAATGAGTGTTATTACGGAGACGATGTTATTAAAGATCTGGCAGAGGTTGAAGTTGGAGAAAAATACAAAGTTGATGAGATGATGCAAGACATTGAAATATTAAGATATGAATAGAATTCTTGATTATTGGGATTAACACAGACAACCAATTATCTTGATTAAGGGGTCAACAACGGGAGACTTTAGTTGACCCTTTTTTTATGTTATTGACTTGATAACATAATGAAAAAATCAGAGTCAAACCTTTGGAAACGAATAAAATCACTTAAGTTAAAAGGTCAACTATTTCGTATTGAAAGTAACACTATTAATGGAATACCAGACGTTTATTGGTTGATAAATGGTAAAAGTATTTGGATTGAACTCAAGTCAAATGATGTCAAGAATTTAGGTTTATCTAAGTACCAAATCAATTGGCATTTGACCCATTTTAAAAATGGTGGACAATCATTTATCCTGCGAGAGTGTCTCTCGCAGGGAACCTCCTCAGAATTACAAATTTCCGTGATCCGTGAGCCCAGAACCTTGGTTCATGCCTACTCATCACTTAGTTTAAAAGACGCAATGAAAAAAATTCAAGACGCTTGAACCAATTCCCACGCATCACGAGACTAAAACCATATCGCTAAAAATCGCCTATGCGATTTTTAACATTGGTTTACTATTACTAAACTTTTGCCATGTCATAATTTACGTTCGCCCCCTTATACTATACGTGCGAGGTTCCTAAACTTTTGCCATGTCTTTTTTTGTGCTTTGTTACTACTACTAATATTTAAAAAAATTTATTTTTTTAATTGGTCCCGTTAACCCTGGCAGCAGGAGCTAAAAAAAATGTTGACTTTTAAATCATCCCGCCTTAATAAGATTTATTAACTAACTAAAAAGGAATAAAAAAAATGACTTTATTAAATTACTACAGCCAAACCAAAATGGCTAAGGGTGAAGCGTTTGGATATAAAACAGCTATCTTACATTTTGCCCCCTATAATATGAGCGGCAAAAATGTTTGTCCCAAAGCTACTAAGGGGCCTGGCGGATGTATTAAACCATGTTTAAATACTTCAGGCCGTGGACAAATGGGCAGCGTTCAACGGGCTCGAATAAATAAAACCAATTATTTTTGGAATAATAAAAATGGTTTTTTGTGGGAACTGTCAAAAGAAATTGAACTTTTAAAAAAGCGTGCAGCTCGGGACGGTTTCAAATTTGCCGTTCGACTCAATGGAACTAGTGACCTCCCCTGGTTTAAATATAAAGTTGACGGGGGCAGCTCTATTATGGATATTCACAACGATGTGCAATTTTATGACTACACCAAAGTTTTAAATTATTTGGATCATGGCAAAAAAAACTATCATGTGACCTTCAGTGACTCGGGCACAAATTATCAAGATCAAGTTGAAGCAATGACTAAATACTATTCTAACGTTGCAGTAGTCTTTAAGGATAAGCTGCCGTCTACCTGGATGAGTCGAAAAGTTATTGACGGGGATAAGCACGATTTACGTTTTAAAGATCCGTCAGGCGTGATTGTCGGGCTTGTTGCTAAGGGCTTAGGAAAAAAAGTCGAGACAAATTCTTTTATAAAGATAGCATCATGATTGAGGACCTTTTAAAATTCTTAGTAAAAATGGCCGTCCCGTGGTTATTTCTTTTTATACTGTTTATTGCAGTTTATATTTAGAATGATTCTAAACTACAGCCCCACAACCTGGGGCTGTAGCAGCTCAAAATAAAATAAATTATTTTCTTTACATATATTATTATATCCCTTATTAATGGGATATATAACATAAGTTATATAAAACTAACAAAAGGAAAAAAAATGAGCACACTTAATAAACAAAGTAAGCTAAATATTTTAAACCTAAGTATAGAAAAAAAGGCTTTAAGATATTTAAACCTAACTAAACAAATAAAACAATTGGGTGACGTAAAGGCATTATTAAAAGATGAGATCACACCCATTTTGAAAAAATGCCCTAATCAATTAAAAAACTTTAAAGGCGTCCCAAAGCCCTCAGTTTTTGATAAAAATGCAACCGTTGATTTTTATCTAGAATTAATTGAACGTGTATCGAATAGATTTGATACAACGGCATTTAAAAAAGCCGAACCGAAACTTTACACAAAGTATTTAAAGCTTTCACCATCAACCGAGTTAAAAGGCAAAATATTATCATAATGGAATTAGCATTATATATATTTTTAATCTTAATTAGTTTCATGATCGCTTTTTTTGGCGTGATTGTATTATTTACGGTTGACCCGTGGGCAGGTTTAATTCTGTCTACGGGGGGCATTATCTTATCAATTCGAACCATGACACGGGTTTAAAATGACTAGTGACTATATAAAAGAACTATTAAAAGATTATAGCAACTTATGTCATCGGGATTTTATGCGAAAATATAAACCCGAGGAATTAATTAAAGCCCGAAAATTATCTCTTCAAGATCAACATAAATCTTTTATAGATAATCAAGTCAAGACAAGACAATCACAATTAATAAAAAACTAATCTAACAACACACGGCCACACGGTGGCCGTGTGGCTTGCCTATTGGTAGAGGTACCAGTCGACTTTCAAAAATATATTTTTACAAATAATATTTGTAAAAACTTAAATTTTTTAAACTTTATACACTTTGACTAAAACTTGTATGACAAATAGAGGTAGTAAGGCCTGGTAGAATTAGGGGGTAGATTTAAAGGGGACCCGAGGGTATAGTAAATTAAGATGACAGATACAGAATTATTGACCACCGATCAACTACGAGAGAGGCTCGAAAAAGTATGGTTGAGACATATAAAATTATGTCAAGACAACTTCTTGTATTTTGTAAAGAATGTTTGGCCAGATTTCATTTGCAGAACTGATAGTGATCCAGATAAGTGGGGACACCATCAACACATAGCACACGAGTTTACTAAGATATCTAAAAATAAAAAAGGAAGGCTCATAGTAAATATGCCTCCTAGACATACTAAATCAGAATTTGCATCTATATACTTTCCTGCTTGGATGATTGGAAAGAATCCTAAGATGAAAATTATGCAGGTATCTCACAACGCAGAACTTTCAGGAAGGTTCGGTGCGAAGGTAAGAAACTTAATTGACAGTCCAGAGTATAAACAGATCTTTGGAGATGTTAGACTAAGAGAAGATAGTAAGGC